ATGGCCGAAGACCGGATGAACGTTACTGCGCACTGCCTGAAGCATACGCCGCCCGTCCCGGTCGTCGTAGACGATGAGAACGACGACGACTCAATCGTGCGCTGCCCAGAGTGCGGGCAGACCTACGGCACCTGGGGCGAGGTGAAGAAGGCAATGCGTGAAGCCGCCGTCAAGGAAGTCCAAGGCATGCTCGACGACACAGTGAAGGGCATGAAGGGCTGGAAGTTCACTAAGTCCTAAGCCGCCAGCAGCTCGTCGAAGCGGGCGGGGGTCAGCCATGCCGGGCGGTCAGCGACGATCGGCATGATCAGGTAGTCGAAGGCCAGGGGCGTGATCCGCTTCGGCAGGTAGCCCTTGGCGAACTGTCGCTGCATCGTGCTGCAGCTCTCCGAGCAGAATGGGGAGCGCTTCGCCCGACTGGCTGGGAACGACGTGCCGCAGCAGAGGCAGGTCATAACCTTCACCACTTCCTTTGCGTGCGCGCCGCGGCAATCGACGCTGCAGGTCCGGATATGCTCCGCCACCGGGTGGAAGAGCTTGCCGCACGATTCGCAGTTGCGGTCGGGGATCGTGGTGGCGTGATCGCCTACCTTGCGGGGCTCGCGATAGATGATCCGCTTGGCTGCCTTGTGCATGGCTGAGGCCTTGCGGCCTTCCCGGTCGGTGCGGTGCGTGAAGTAGGATCGAGCGCAGACGCTATCGCAGAACCGATCCTTCCGGCCGCTGCCGATCTCCAGTTCCCTGCCGCACCAGGCGCAGCACTCAACCGCAGTCGTCGCCTCTGGCTGGCCTTCCTCCCAAGAGGGCCGGCGGGCGCCCATGCGGCGCAGTGCCTCGGTGACAGCGAACGCAGCTACATCGTCCGAGATCTGCCAGTTGAAGCCGTCGAGGCATAGGCCGGAGCGGATACCATGCCGGCAAACGCCCTCGAACTCGAATGGCGACGATGTGCCTCTGGCGAGCAGCCGCTTGGCCTCGCCGATCATATGCTCCCGGGCGTCCTTGTTGCGGGCCTGCTTCGGCAGGTCCCGGCCGGGCACATAGACGGCGCCGGCTGTCGGCGAGCCGTACCGGTAGAGCGTGTACTCCCGTCCAATGCCCTTGAAGGCGCCGTGCTTGCGCTTGAAGCCCATCAGCCGAAGATCACATCGAAGGCGTCGGGCGTCACCGCCTGACCGGATGAACGGGGAGCCGCAGGGGAGCGTGGTGGAGCGGCGCGGGCATGCTCAAGCCATATCCTGTCCAGCGAGCGGATTACCGCGACGTGCCACGGCTCCAGAGGCCAGCGATGGAGCTTTGCATAGGCGAGGATGTCGCCATAGGTGATCGGGTTCGGGCCGAAGCCATATGATCGAGCCGCAGACAGATCAGCGAACCATCCCCAGAGCAGCCGGCCCGGCTCCGGAATGCGGAGCGGTTCGCCGGCAAGATGGCGTTGCAGGGCGTCGGTGAGGAACCGCTCGATCGTCATGCCGAATACGTCTGCTCCAGTGACAGGCGGATCGTGCTCTTCGTCGCATCCACGCGGCTCGGATAAGCGGAGCCGGGGACGATGCGGAACTTGGCGCAGGGCTTCTTGATCACGACGTCGGGCGTGCCGGAGATCGAGGAGGGCAGGGGCGGCCACACCTCCACCGAGGCAATATCGCCGCTGCTGTCCGCCGTGCGACTTTCCACGAACTGGCCGAGGTAGTACCGGGCATCCCCATCAAATCGAATGCCGAAGAAGGTGCCCACCGGCATTTGATAGCCGGCCGGGAAGCCGGAGAACGAGACGTGCAACCGGTCGGTGATCGTGCCGAGCTTGGGCACAGTCGAGCCGATGATCGAACCGTTCGGATCGGTCGAGGGGTACGACAGGCGGTGATTGAAGAGCAGCAGCGTCTTGAGCCCGCCCGCCCTCGAATTGGCGACGGCCATCAGGCCTTCGGCCGTGGCATGCGGCATGGGCAGCGTGTTGAGGTCCGCCTTCCACATTGACGGCGCCCGATCGGCGTAGCGGGTTTCCCCGCCGCCGGTCATGCTGCGCTGCTGGCTGAAGGTCTGGACGAATTGCACGTCTTCGATCTGGAGGAGGTCGGCGAAGCTGGATGTCGGTAGCGTTTCGGTCATCCTAGTGCCTCCGGTTCGGGTTGCGGTTGTAGGCCTCGATCATCGCTGGCCCCTGGCTGCGAAGCTGCCGGGTGACCTCCCGTCCGATGGCGCCGGCGTCGGCCGCGGTGGTGCCAGGAGCAAACGACATATTGTTGGTGATGTTGATGCCGCCCATCATCTGCCCGGCCGAATGGTCGACGATGGTCTCGTTCGGGTGAACGATCGCGGGATAGCCGCCCATGCCGTCCACACCGCCGGAGCGGGAACCGGCACCGGTGCCGCCGCCGCCTGCGAAGCTGGGCAGGCCCATGAACATGCCTCCCCCGCCGCCATATCGGTTCGGGCCTATGCCGAGTGATGGAGCGCCGAACAGCGCGCCGAATAGACCGCTGATGGCCTGATTGGCTGCCATCTGGATGAGTTGCTGGCCTAAGCTACCCACAGCGTCGGCGACTGATTCCACCGCGCCCTTACCGCTCATGAGGTCGCTGATGAGACTAGAGGCGAAAGACTGCGCCATATCCTCGGCCATCGCAATATTGGCCTGCATTTGCTCCAGGGCGAAGTTGCTGGCTTCCAGTGGCGCAGTGATCTCGCTTGCCGCGGCTGCGACCGACTTCAACCCTGACGCCGTGCCGACGAGTTCATCCTTGGTGGGCAGCGTTGTGATGGTCGGGGGGCGATCCTTCGGCGCCGCGGCCTGCCGTTCCTCGAGAATGCTGTTGATCTCGCGTTCCTGCCGGATCACCTCGGACAGCGCCAGTCGGGCATCCTCCAACCCTTGCCGCGTCACATAGTCGACGGTAGCGCCAGTGATAGCCGGGCTGAGGCCAGCACTGTCGAGAGCAACGCCGCGCTTGCCGCTGATCTCTTCCTCAAGCCGCATGCGCTCTGCGGCGAGGGTGCTGAGTTTGGTCTCCAGGCTGCCGGTTGTCCGGTCCTGAAAGCTCCACCACTGCTGTAGGAAGTCATAGAGCTGCCAGCCGGCGTCGACGATGGCCGACTTGAGGTTGCTGCCTACGGTGTCGGCCGCCGTCTTGATCGCGGCGTCGAGTTCGCTGGCCTTGTCGACCAGATCGCCGCTGATGACGATGCCCAGGTCTTGCGCCTGCTGCTGCATCTTGCGGATGCCATCGGCGCCCAGATCGATGAGTTGAACGAACTTCTCGCCACCGGTGCCCCCGAACACTTCGTCGGCGACACGAATCTGCGCTGCCCGGTCAAGCTCACCGAGCTTGCCGATGAGCTCGGTGAAGAGTTCGGAGGGGTCTTCGAGCTTCTGCTTGAGCGTGGCGGCGTCATAGCCTAGCCGCTGGAAGGCCTCAGCGGCCGACCCGCCGCCAGTCACGATGAACTCGTCGGCCCGAAGGTTGAGCTCCTTGATGCCGTCGACCAAGCTGTCGACGCCGATCCGGTTCTGCTCTGCCACATAGCGCAGCTTCTGAAAGGCTTCGATGTCGAGGCCCGCGCGCTGCGCTTCGTCGCCGATCTCTGCCACGCCCTTGGCGATGTCGAGGAGGGCTCCAGCCGTCAGCCCTGCGGCTGCCCCGGCCAAGCCACCAGCTACAAAGCTCTTTGCGAAGATTCCGATCTTGCCGGAGGTGGAGGCCAGCGCCTGATTGATGCGCCCCGTTGAGCGGACCATGTCTGCTTCCATCTGCCTGGTGGCAGAGTGCGAGCCGCGCCGCATGCCGGTATAGGAACGCGTCGCGGTCCCCTCGGCCTTGGCCATGTTCCTTTCGAAGTCCCGCACCCGGGCCTCGAGCATCACCACCAGGCGCTCGGTATCGTCAGGCATAGGCCCATTCCTCCATGTTCTCGTCGTCGGCGTCGTCGTAGCTCGACCGGCCGCTGCCGCCGGCTTCGCAGCGCGCCACGGCCATTGCCGCGGCAACGGCCCCATCGATCGATAGCCAGAGCTTGGGTTTCGTGAATTTAGAGACGTGGCCCTGATCGTTCCGCTTGACCACCACGTTGGAGAAACAGTGCCGCAGCACCGGATTGCCGCCGTGATGGAATTCGCCGCCCAGGATGGCGCGTTCGAGTTCATGGATGGCCGGCATCATCAGGGAGGGAACCTGCCGGAAGTCGACGGCCGGCATTCCCATCTCGACGATCTTGGGCTGCACCTGCCGCGCCATGAACGGGTCGAAGGCGATCTCCTCGACCTGGAGATCTTCGGCCAGTTCCACCAGCTTGTTCTCGATCACCTGGTAGTCGATCACGTTGCCTTCGGTGGGGGTGATGAAGCCGTTCTCCACCCATTCGAGATAGGAGGCACCGGAGCTGTCCTCACGGTCGCTGAGGTTCTCTTCCGGGCAGAAGAACCATGGCCGCACCACGTAGCCGTCGGCGGTGCGCCAGCACGCGACAATGACGCTGAGGTCGATGGTCGAGGAGAGGTCTACGCCGATCCAGCACGGCTCATCCTTGAGCGCGTCGAAATCGATCGGCTTGCCGCCGGCATCGTAGATGTCCATGTCGACGAAGGGGTCGGTTGCCGCGTCGAGCCAGATATTGAGCTTCAGTTGCCGCAGGGACTGCCGCTCGCCGACACTGCGCTCTGCCCGCTTGGCGTGGCGCCGGAAGCCGTCGAGGCTGGGATAGCCGTGGCGCAGGCCGGGGTTCACCTGGTGCCACACCGCCTCGTCGCGCCAGTCCGCATTGCGGTCGGCTTCGAAGAGGATGGGCAGGATCGAGGGGTCGTCGACTTCGCCCCTAGCGACCTTTCGTGCGTCCTCGATCACCTCCCAGGCGAGATTGTCTTGTCCGCGGCCGGCCGTCGTGGCGACGACGAGGAGGGGGTTGTCGGTCTTGTCGAGGCCGGTCGTCAGGGCCTCCCAGAGCAGCCGGTTAGGCCAGACGTGGATTTCGTCGGCGAGCACGAAGGCAGGGGTGCGGCCATGGGCCGGGGCCGAGTCGCCGCTGATCACCTCGAGGAAGCTGCCTTCCTTGGGATAGGCGATCTTCTTGGCGCTGTTGTGTGCGTCATAGACTTGCGTCGCTGCGACCAGGCGCTTGTCGGCGCGGATGATGCCCACCGATTCCTTGAAGGCAATGCTGGCCTGCTTTCGGTCGGCTGCCGCGAAGACGCATTCGCCGCTCGGCACGCGTTCCGGGCCGATGGTATGGAGCATCGCCAGCGCGGCCGAGAGCGAGGTCTTCCGGTTGCCGCGGGGCAGGAGGAGCACCACCGTCTTAACGATACGGCTGCCATCGGCGTGCCTGGGTCCGTAGATGCGGCGGATGATCCGCTCTTGCCATTCGTCGAGCTGGAATGCCTGCTTGGGCAGGATCGACTTTGGATGCCTGAGCGCGCGGAGGAACCGCACGGCGCGGTCGCCATGCCCGAAAGGATCCTCGATCTCGCTGCCGTCATATATCCAGTGGGGATAGGTCGTCGTCATCGTCGCCCGCCTCCCTCACTGCCGGCCGGGAGCGTGACACCGGGGTCAAGCCGAGTTCGGCCGCGAGCTGTCGCGCCGTGACGATTGCCTTGTCCTGGGCCCGGAGCACCTTAAGGTCGAATTCCGCCTGCAGCATCGCCTCGAGCTGGCGCACCCGGCCCATGGCGACGCAGTAGCTTTCGAGGCTGCCCAGGTCGGCGACGGTGAGGATCTTGCGCTCTATCAGCGCCGGCAGCACCCGCTTCCATTCCGCCTTGGCTTCAGGCGATAGCCACGACGGCGCTGACGGCGCGCGCTTCACCGCTGAGTTGTCGACGACGAGGCGGGGCTTGGCTCCCTTCATTCCGGCGCCCTCGCTCGCAGCTCGAGCCCTTGCCGGCGTCCGAGTTCCTTCACCTCTTCGATGTCGAAGTTGCGCCCGTCGTAGACGATCCGGTGCAGGTTGGTGACGCCGTCGACGAAGCGGGTGCGGAAGATGATGGTCGAGGTCGCACCCTCGCCGACTGTGTTGCTGAAGAATTCCGCGGTCGACGACTGCACGATCTGAGCCCGCAGCCCGGTGACGAAGGCCGTCCACTCCTCGATCGGTGAGCCGAATTCGTCCTGCGTCGAGGAGAAAGCCTCGATGTTGATCACCCGGTCCAGTTTCCCAGCGCGCATCTATGCCTCCCCGACCAGCGTCTCAACGGTGACGATGCCATGCCCATGCTCGCCGTCCGGGTCGCGAAGAAACCGCATGCCGCTCACCCGGCAGTCGCCGCAGTGCGCGCCCTCGATCTCCAGCCGCGCCGACCGGATGGCCGTTGCCAAGGCGCCAGCGATCGATTTGACGGTGTTGAGGCCGGTCGACTTGTCCCAGCAGTGAACGGTCGAGATCACCCGGTAGTGCTTCCGGGCGATGTCATCGTACTCTAGCACCTGGTCCTCGCCGAAGATGATCGAGGGCATCGGCGCCGGCCGTTGATTGCGGTCGAGGATGCTGGTCGCGTCGACCAGATCGGTAACCGCAGAGCTACCGGACAGCAGATCGAAGAGGGCCTTTTGCACGGCAGCCGGGTTCACGCACCGCTCCCCCAGTTGTCGCGCACTGCCTTGCCGATGGCGCGCTTGATGGCCGCCGTCGCGTTCTTCCGGTGGAGCCGCACCGAGGGCCAGAAGAAGGGCTGCGCCGGGGTGTGCACGGTGCCGTATTCGACCAGGTGAGCGGTCCGCACTTCATGGTCGCCGACGGTGATGGCCACCGCGTTCTCGGGCACCACCATCTCGCCGCCGGGCTGGGAATAGCCGGGCGTCATCTGGCCGGGCGGCGTGACCGCGATACTATCGCGGGTGTCGCCGCTGTCGACGGGCACCAGGGCGCGCATTGTGGCTGCCATTGCGTTGCCTTGCCGCAGAAGCGCAGGCTGTGCCGCGACCTTCACCTTGTTGGGGATGGCCTGGAGCCGGTTGCGCAGCCGCGTGATGCCGCCATCGTCGCTCATTCGTCAGCCACCGCGAAGCTATAGGTGCGGTATCCGGCGATGATCTCGTCAACGCCGAAGGGCAGGCGCTGTGCCGTCACGCCGACCAGCGTGGCCTCGCGGTTCTCATAGAGGTGCGCCGCCACCTGCAGCACCGCCTCCTCAAGGTCGTCCGGAGCGCCGTCGGGAAGCTCCGTCGTGTCGGTGAGGGCATAACCCAACTGCCGCTCGACGAAGGCCTTCGCGGCCGCGAGCTTGCTGGTGAGCAGCGTATCGTCGGTCGAGAAGGTAACGTTACAGTGCGCTTTCAGGGCCGCGAGATCGAGTGCCATGCCGAAAACTCCAAATTTGTCCTAGCTTGCGCGATGCCACCCCCGCCGGTCCCTAGGCAGAGGGGAAAGTCGCAGACCACCCCCGGGGTTATGGCGCCTCGGCTGCAGCGACTCTGACGATGTTGGAGTCGATCTCTAGGGTGAGATTGAGCTTCATGATCGAGTTGGCCTCGTCCCACTGCTCGTTCGCCGACATGACAAAGGCGGTGAAATAGCGAGTGGATGGCGTGCCCCCAGACGGCGCATCATTGAAGGTAAGCTTGAACGCGTAGCTATCTGCCGTCTTCTCTGCTGCAATGGCAGCGAGCTGGCCGGTGTCGCTGATGTCGAGATCACAGATCACCTGCATGGAGCCGGCGTTGCGTGTGCCTTTGGCCTTGCGGGTTCGGGCGATGTTGATCTGGTCCGAGGTGATGAGCTGGCTGGTGTCGCCTGCGCTGCCCAGGTTGGTGGTACCGCCGATCTGGGTATAGGTGGGCGAGCCGCTGGTGAAGTCGGTCTCGACGAAGTCGGTGCCTGAGAAAGCCTTGGCGGCACCAATGTAGAGCTTTGCGTTTGCGGTAGCGAGCAGGATGCTCATGGCGCTTTCCTTATGTCCCGCGCCTGCTTCCATGAACTGTGACAGGAAGTGCAGAGCGCCTGCAGGTTTTTGGGATCGAGGCGCCTGTTGGGGGCCTCGCGAATGGTTTGGATATGGTCGACGAGGTCGGCCGTTCCCCCGCATCGGATGCAATGCGCATGCGCATTGAGGAAGTCGTCGCGGAGGTTCTGCCAGTCCTGATCGTAGCCGCGCTGATGTGCCGAGGGGCGTCGGGCATCAGCGCGGCTCTTGCGCGCCCTGACTGCAGCCTTTGCTTTTTCGCATGGAGCATCCGAACCATGCGCCATGCGGCAAAAACTACAGATCTTCGGCGCGCGACTGGGCATCAGGCCACCGGAGCTTCGCCGGGATGGCCCTGCAGCAGTACCACATCGGCAGCGATAGAAGTTCCGCCGTTCTTCGTGATGACAGTGCGCAGATAGCGCTTGAGGCCGATATAGCCCACCTTGACCACGCTTGATGCTTCCAGGCTTGCCGGGAACTCACCAGTCAGGTGTGAGGCAGTCACGTCGGTGAAATCCTCGCTCGTCGTACTGTCCGACTCCTGCAACTTGGCTGTGAAGTCGCCGGCCGACACGATCGCGCCGGTGTTGACCACGATGCAGGCGCTGTTGAAACCTTTGAGGTCGATTGCGGAGCTGGTGTTGGTGGCGCTCAGCACCTGCGGAGCAACCACCTGCTGAACGCCGATATTCGGTTCGAGGGAACGCATTGCGGCTTCTCCTTACGAGGTAGCGGTTTTGAGCTTGCGGAAGCGGGCCGCCTGCATCACGCGGCCGCCGGTGCGACGGGTCGCATGAATGCGGGTGACGCCCTTGGTCGCGAGCAGGTAGGGATTGACCAGCACCGAGAGCGCCAGGCGATCGACGATGCGATAGGCCGACCAGTCACCAAAGATGATCGGGAAATTCCCGTCGCCGATGTCGGGCAGGTCAACCATCTCGACCACCGGCTTGCCGAGGATCGTCTCGGGCTGGCCCGCCTGCAGGCTGGGCTGCCACAGATAGTTGTTCTGCCCATCCTTGAGCTTGCGCACCGCGGCGAGGGTGGTGCCATTCATGGCCCATGCGGCGCCGGTGCCGTTTCGGTAAGCCGCCGGCAGCGCGTACATCAGATCGATGAGCTTGTCGGCCGAGAGGTTGGTCGCGTGACCGTTGACCGTATGGTCGATGTCGGCATTCTGCATGAAGCCTTCCGGCTGCTTCACGCCGGTGCCGTTGACGAAGGCGGTGGCTTCCTTCTTTCCGAAATCCTCAGCGAGAGCGAGCCGCACTTCGGCCTCTGCCATGCCGCCGCTATCGGCGAGTAGTTCGTTGCTGATGTCCACATAGGTCATCAGCTTATGGATGCCCACTTCGAGCTGGCCGAAGGTCACACTGGATTCGGCGCTGTCCTCGGTTTCACCCTCCCACTGCGCGTTCGTGATAGAGGTGCGCTTGGGATACTTGACCGAAGGCGCGCCGGTGGTGCGCAACGAGGCATAATTGCGGATCGGCGAGAATTCGACGAGATCGCGGATCATCTCGGTCGACATTTCCGCCGGTGCCAGATAGCCGCCCTGCTCGTCATTGGAGACGGTAAGGGCCTTGGCCTCTTCGGCCGGCAGGCCATTGCCGAGGCGGAGATAGCTGCCGAAGGCCTTGCGTTCGACCTTGGCCTGCTCGTCTGTCGTCTCACCGGTGCCACCAGGCCGGCCGGCCTTCTTTTCGAGGTCGTCGAGGCGCTTGGTCAGAGCCTTGACCGTCGCGTCGGCGCCGACGTTGCCGCCCTTCTCTTCCATGGCCTTGATGCGGTCGTCGATGCTCTTGGTCAGATCATCGATGGCCTTCTGAACCACCGCGATCGGCTCGTCGTCGTCGCCCTTGAGTTCGATGGCGCCGGCGATCATGGCGCGCTGGGAAGTATGCTTCACAGGGGATATCCTCTGAGCTGCGCCGTGGCGCGGTTGAGCATGGCGGCAAGGCTGAGTGCCTGAACCGCCGATTTGGCCGAAGTCACCTTCGCCGCCGGGTGCATGCCCACGGTGACGAGAGAGACTTCGAACAATTCGAGAGACTTGATCAGTCTGCCGCCGCCCTGTCGGGGCGCGGCCTTTCCCGCAACGAATCCGATCGACAGGCCCTTGATCGCGCCGCCGCGAAGCAAGGCTCTGACTTCCCGAGCCCGCGCCACGTCGTCGACGAAGAGCCGGCCCTTGACGTGCCAGGCGCCGCTCTTGTCCTCTGCCGTCTCCCAGACGCCGACGGGATCGGCCATGTCGTGGAAGGCCAGCATGGGGATCGGCAGAGAAGCCTTGGCGAATGCGCCAGGCGCGATCATGTCGCCGATCCGGTCGGCAACGTCGTATTTCCAGGCAATGCCAGAGACGACGCCGCTATCATCGGCCTTGATCTCCGTCGGAAAGAAAAGCCGATCCATCAGCGTGCCTCCGGCGCGAAATTGCGTCGATCCCCGGCGAAGGCGTCGACTTGCTCGCTCGCCCAGCGCACGCGGAGGAGCTTGATGACATTGGCGGTGTTGAAGGGGACCGGGCCCGTGTCGTCTGCGGCTTCCCACCGAACCACGTGCCGCGCCAGGCAGGCGAGGCGGGCCTTTTCCCGATTCTCTGCCGAAACGCGGCCATCGGCGTCGGCCATCTCTGCAAGTTCATCGGCCAGGGCGATCTGGGCACGGCGCGCCGTGTCGCTGTCCGGTCCGACGATCCACAGCTTCAGCCCAGTCGCCTTGCCATCGAAGGGGTCGACGAGTTGGAACTCGCGACCCTTGTCCTGGTCCACGGCGTTGCCGAGTATCTCATGCATTTGCATTGGGGGCCTCCTGCGGCGCGGCGCCGCTAGGCTGATTGCTGCCGGTGTTCGGGTTCTCGAAGACGTTGCCGCCTTCACGCGGCGCTAGTCCCAGCCAGCTGCGGCCTTCATTGGGGCTGAGGGTGCGCGACGAGATCAGAGACGAGATCGCGGTGGCGCGAGCCGTGAGGTCGGCGCGGGTGAGATCGTCGCGATCAAATCGGATGCTGTTGATTGTCGCCAGGATCTGACCCGGGATTGTCAT